CTGTGGAAAAACAGACTCGGTTACAATTACATCCACTCCTGTCAGCATTGTGATGGATTCAATAAATCATTCTGCTCAAAAGAAAGCTCCTGTTACTGTAGGAGCTAGTGATTTGATTCTTAAAGAGACTGTGCAACAGCTACACAATTCGAATCCTACCCCTCTTTCTGTTCCTATAGAAAAGCAACAAGAAAACATTGTCAACAATGTCGCTGATGTTGTGCAGTTGCGAAAGCAATTGGAAAAATTCGAAGAAAAAGAAAGGATGGCTAGTGTTAAGAATTGTGAAGATGTGCAAGAGGTTGAAAAGCTTAGAAATGAGTTATTGCAGGCCAAAGTTGCGAATCAGCGTCTCAATGAAAAGGCTTTAGCATTAGAAACTAAAGTTAAAGAAGAGTTGAGCCGTAATGAGCAGTTGGTGCATAAACCTCCGTACAAGCCAAAGGACGATAAACGTCCTTATGATACTAATTGGAAATCAAATCGCGCTAAGGAGCGTGAAGTTACTTTTAACGAGAGAGATGTTAAATTGAAACAACAGGAGGCTGATATTGAAGAGCTGAAGAAGCTTAATGCTTTGCTTGTTGAGAAATTGAAGGCTGAGGAGGGTCCTAGACATGCTGTTTTACAGCAGATGTCGGGCGGCCCTTCCGGAGTGAATCTAACTACGCAGATCGTGAAACCCTTTATATCCAGCGTTTCTTATGAGTTGGGCGGAGTGATCCGAACAGCCCTTGGAACGCCTCGTCAAATAAGTTCTACTAACCCTGACCTTGTTCTTAAGGTAGGAAAGGCAGATATGATTGGTGTGCTTATGACACCACTTCATACATTTGACGAGAAAGGACCTGAACATTCCAAACCCTCACAGATTGATGTTTCCAAAATTGTTTTGGAAAATATCAGTTTTACCGGGCCAGGAAATCAGACTTTTAGATGTGATAAAGAGCATACACAATTATGCTTGGTTGAGTGCCACTGCTCATATTGTAACAATCATTGTAAGAATGATAAAGGACATATGACTAAGAGTGGCCGTCGTGTTGATTGCTTGGCAATCGTTGATGTGCGACTTAAACAATATTTTAGGACTGCTGTTGATGGAAATTATAACCCTCATCCCCAGTTCATATTCTCAACTAATGGAAGCAATGCTTCTGTTAGGTTTGTTAGTAGCACCGATAGGCATCATATAGATGATGGGTATTGTGAATCCCGCATTTTTACTCAGTTGAATACTGATGTGAATGCTGGGTCTAGCGGTGCCCCTATATTCATTGTAGAAGAGAATAAAGCTTTGAATGTTGGAATGCTGAATGGTGTTGCTACAAAAATGGGTATGAAATGGAGTGATGGTATAATCTTTGACCATTTAAACTTCAAGCCCCTCCCGGACTGTACTGGTTCAACAGCGCAGAACCGTGGGGGGGGAGAAAACCTATGAATTATCAATTACAGGATATCGAGCCTATTTTGGGCCCGATTCCTAATCATGTCCATAAGAAGTTTAAGTATTATAATGGAGACCAGAAAAGTTTCCAGTTAAATATGGACTATTTGCAAGATCCGAAAAAGATTTATGAGAATCATCCGGATAAAGAATTTATTGATAAACATTGGGATTCTCTCCCTGATGATGCATATGCTGAATTTGCGTGTGCTTTTACAGAAGAGTATAAAGAATTGTTTGAGAGATATGCTGCTCTCGGTAAGATGGACATCCAGGTTAATATGGGTGCCACTACGGGAGAGATTTGGAAATTTTTTGGATTTCCTAAGAAAAAGTTTTGTTATAAGCATCCTGCTTGGCCCCTTTGGTTGAAATGGTATGAAGATAAAGGATGTTTTTTCAATTGGGTTGAACCTTATTGTATTGCGCTGAAAGGTGAAAATACTGATCAAGAATCAATTGATAAACATAAGTCCAGAGTATTTTATATGGCCGGTCCTATGACTGACTATTTAGGTAAAACTCTGTGTCAGAATTTCAACAAAGCGCTGCAGGATACTTCATGGTGTTCTATAGGTACTGTTTGGCAGTATGGAGGAATAGACGAAATGATAGATGATATGAATAGACATAAAGCAAATCATCCAAAGGATAAATTTTTGATGAAAGATGGTCAAAAATTTGATATGACACGTAAGAAACGGCATTTTGCTTTAGATAGTGCTGTAAGATGTCAATTCCCTGTTTATGGTATTGAACATTATAGAGAAAAGATAATGTGGCTGTTTCGACAGGCATTATATAAGTTTTTAATTCTTCCCTTTTCCCATCCACGAAAGTGGTTTTGGAGCGGAGGTGATTTTGAATTAAATACAACTTGGTTTATAACTAATGTTCTTGTTCTTGAATGGGTTCAACCAAGTGGTAATTTTGAGACCAGCGAAGGAAATAGTTTTGATAACTTCTTTGATCACTGGGTCCATTTTTGCTACTTTGGTGGTATGAATATGACAGACATGATAAGACGTGTATATTTTAATATATATAGTGATGATGATTTACTTGTTGTCCCCCCAGAATTTTGTGATTACAGAGCTTGGTTGAAGACCTATGCTGCTTGTGGTAGAATTCTGAAACCTTATGAGGTTCCCCCAGATGATACGCTCATCGGGAAAACTTTCTGCGGAATTCATTTCACGCCGAAAGGTTATGTTATTGCAAAAGACAAATGTTATTATAGTGCGAATGTGGTTGGTAAATTAACACCACGAGAGTATAAAGAGAAATTATATTCTCTCGCAGCTAATCTTGCGGGAGATGAAGAAGAATTTGATAAATTCGTAAAATATGTTACTCCGCAAGCAGAGAAAATTACAGGTCCTTTAAACTTTGAAAGAAGTAAATTGGTGGGAACAGGTCGTCTGTTCTTGCCTCTCTTTTAGTCAGCTCGGCGAAAATTTCACCTCAATGTAGGTGTTTGAAGCCCAGCTGGCATGGCATGGGTGAGCTCAACTAAAAGGGGCCAAAAGAGTTAGTGTGTAGCACTAATATTACTTTTGAGGTTTAAGACCACGTCAGTGAATTTTGCCCTGACGTTAATAGAAATAGCAAAATAGGCGAATATACTTATATCACTTTTCGTGATTATTCTAAGGGAAGGTTTCATACTTTCCAATTACTAAATACCCAGCGTGAGATTGAACTCTATTATTTCTTTTATAGAGAGTTTCTAGAAAGTTTCCCACATTAAAGCTTTCTGGTTTGTCGTCAAAATAGAGATAATTTTTGTGTGTATTCTGCTTTCAATAGCTTTATTGCTCACAATACTTGTATTGGCAGTTCAGTGTTCAACGCTGTTCTGTAACCTTTGTAAGAATGATACCTCTACGGTATTTTATACGTAAATATGTCCAATTTATTGCTCTCATGTTTATATTTTTCATTACTCAAGATTCTGTCGCCGCAAAGCCTCATGGATCTTCCGATGCTTCCATCCTTCCCTCCAGTAATCCTCCTATTCCAGAAAAATCTGCGAAAAAGAAAACGAAACCCAAGACTGCACCTGCTACTCTTGGAACAATACCTGTGCCTTCAAGCACAGATTTGAAAGAGAAAGGAAAAGGAAAGGGAAAACAGAAAGAAGTTGCTTTTGAGACTCGAAAGGAGTCTCAGGCTGCTCGTGACAATCGGAGTAATGGCTATGTTTCACAAAACAAGGCCACCTCTTCTTCGTCTAAAGGAGACCGGAAAACCGTCGGTAAAACGACGACCACTTATCAGCCTCCCAAAAACAGAAATCAAAAGCAGAAAATTGGCGCCTCAGCTGATACTATGGCGCAAGCCAAGCTTCAGAAGATGACGAATCTCATAAATTCAAATCCACAAGCAAGGGCTTTGCTTCTTGGTGGTTCAACCCCACCACCCGCGAAACCGAAGCAAACCTTTTCTCAACACCTTTTGTCTGTGCAGTCGACCCCGTCCACCAGGGCAAAGATGTTTAAGGAATTTTTGTCTCTTCGCTATAAGTCGTTGCCTGCACCAGTTCAGAAGGTGCATAAGGCAATAATAAAGAAAATTGCTTATTGTGATAATTTGCATTCTCATAAGAGTGAAATTCGTTATCATGAAGTTAATTTACGCGACAAGTTTAATTTTCCTAGCAATGCTAAAATTGTTAGGCCAAAGTACTCTCTTGTTAAGTTTATGCCCCGTTCTGAGCATCCTGACGTTAAAATCAAGATGATCGCTCAAGACGGCTTGGACGATTGTCTCCTGTTCTATACAGTCACTAAAGATGGCTATCAACATGATTACTCCTCCGAAGAGTATTCTGTGTTTTTATCTGGCTCAACTTGTAAGACTTTATCCCAAGTTGAGCCTATGGATCAAGGCCAACCTTTAGTTAGATTTGGTGAACAGGAACACCATATGGAAGACCTTCGCAGGGAGATGAATCGCGTAAGGGATCAGGTCCATACCCTTTCCAAGAAGCAAGGTGTTGCGCGGCTTGAGATGAATGAGG